GATCACCCTCATCAACGACAAGGACGGCGTCCCGGTCGCGTATCGGCAGGTGGTCACGCAGAAGGACGTGCGCGACAACGTGACGTTCTGGGAGTGGCTGCGGTCGCTGCCGGGGTTCGTTCTTTTTCTCATGGTCCTGGGCGCGGTGTTCCCGCCCGCGGCGATCGTGTTCTGGCGCGTGTACGGCGCGCTCATGAAAAGCACGAAGCAGATCGTGGTCGGCGTTGACAAGGCGCTCGACAAGGTGCAGGACCCGGCCGTCAAGGAAACGATCTACACGCAAATGGGCGTGGTTCAAGACATGCCGACGAAGAAGCTCGTCGATAAAATCCAGGGGAAATAAACCGGAGGGATTCGTCATGGATCTCCTATCGCTGCTTTTGATCGTGATCGTGTTCGGTCTCATTTATTACTGCGTCACGCTGCTGCCGATTCCCGCGCCGTTCAAGACGATCGCGGTCGTGATCGTGCTCATCGTGGCGATCGTGTATTTGTTCGGGCTGATCGGCGGCGGCGCGCCGCACGTTCGCATCGGATAAAAGCACCGCACCCGCCGCACGCCACGGCGGGATCTCGAGGCGATTTTCTTCGGGGCCTCCTTCGAAGAATCGCCTAACCGCTTGTAACCCATAGGGTTGCAAGCGGTTTTTTTATTGCCGGAAGGCCTTGCACGCGGGCGGGGGCTCTGGTATATTATTCGTATGTAGGTTGGAACGTAGGAAGGCAGGACGGCGGCGCGACGTACGCGTCATCCACGGTCGGGGGCGATTCGGCCCCACAGTAGGAGGAATAAATCATGGAGCTTTTCAAAGCGTCGAAACAATGGGCAGAGCGTCCGGCAGACGAGCGGTTCTGGGATCTCGCGGAGATGCGCGCGAAGTGCAACGAATACCGCGCGTCGGCGTGCGAGGCGACGGTGCCGTTCGGTGAGCTGCGCGTCGAAGCGGACAAGGGCGAGGTCATGGTGGTCGGCAAGAAGGCGATCCCGGCGCGCCTCACGAACTGGGCGTTCGGACAGATCTCGGCGCGCGTCGGCGCACCGGCGTCTTATTTAAGGGAGCTTCCGGCGACGCTCGCGGCGCAGAACCTGAACCACGGGCTCGCGCATCGTGCGGCAGAGAGCGGCGCGGACGATTCCGCGAAGCTTCTGTTCCACAAAAACGGCTCGTTCGTTCTTCGCGCGGCAACGTCGGAGACGTATTCGCGCATCTGGAACGCCGACATCGTCGGGCGTCTCATGGACAACCTGCCGCAGGGTTGGAGAGTTCCCCCGGCGCGCCCGGCGGGCATCGACAACGAGCGCACGCGCGTCGCGACGGCCGAGGACGTGCTGCGTCTCAAGAAGTCGGGCCTGTCGATCAACGTCGGCGATCAAGTCGCCCCGGCGGGGTTGTACGCGTCGGATCACGACATGTTCGCGTTCCTCGTCAATGAGGACGCGGCGATCGATGACGGCACCGGGCACGGACTCGGGCGCGGGTTCTTCATCTGGAATTCGGAGGTCGGGGCATCGAGCTTCGGTCTCATGACGTTCCTGTATGACGCGATCTGCGGGAATCACATCGTGTGGGGAGCCAAGGGCGTGACCGAGCTGCGCGTGCGGCACGTCGGCGAGGCCAACGCGAAGGCGTTCCAGGGGCTCAACGTCGAGCTCAAGAAGTACGCGGATGAGAGCGCGTCGGACCTCGAGGCCAAGATCGTGAAGGCCCGGCGGTTCACGCTCGGGGCCACGAAGGACGAAGCGATCACGGCGGCGCTGTCGTTCGCGACGCGGTCGAGGACGTACGTCACCCGCAAGGCGCTCGACGAGGCGTACGACATCGCCGAGATGCGCGGCCGCTACGGCGCGCCGAACACGCCGTGGGGGCTCGTGAACGGCCTCACGGAGCTGTCGCAGAAGACGGCGCACGCGGACGAGCGCGTCAAGCTCGACCGCGCGGCGGGTAAGCTGCTCGAGATCGCGTTCTAAAATCGCGAGAGCGGGCGGCGCACGCGGGCCGCCCGTAAGCAACGGCGCCGGGTCTCAAGTCCCGGGCAGACAAAAACGGAGGGCTCCGAAATGATAAATGTCACTGACGTGCGCCTTATTCACGGCGACGGATCGATCAAAGCGTTCGTGGACGTGAAGTTCACTCTGAACGTCGGCCAGACCGAAGGCGCGATCATCATCAAAGGGTTTTCGGTTTTGAAGGGCAAGTCGGGCGTGTTCGTTTCGCTCCCCAGAAAAGCGTCGAAGGACGGCCGGTGGTTCGACATTCTTTCGCCGTGCGACGACGAGACGCGGCGCGTCATCGAAGACCGGGTGCTCGAGGCCTACAACGGCGCGCTCGACGCGGCGGTGGACGCATGAGGTACACGAAGGACTGCATCAGCGAGGGCGGCAAGGCGTACACGGTCGAGCTCGAGGCGCAGGGCTGCGAACGCGTTCTGACGGCGCTCGGGTACAAGTCCGAGCTCGACGTCGAGCGCGAGGCCCGCAGCCGGGCAAGCTCGGAGCGGCTGCAGAAGTTCCTCGCCTCGCGCAAGGAATCGGAAGGCGCGGAGGAAGACGCCGCGCCGAAGGCGGTCAAGGTCAAGGCCGTGAAACCCGGCGATCGGTTTTATGCGTACGTCGACATCGACGGACAGACGCACGTGAACAAGTACTTCGGCACGCGTCACATGGAAAAGCTCGTCAAGCGCGACAGCGTCGCGAAATACGCCGGGCCGTGCGGCTCGCGCGAGGAAGCGGTGCAGGCACTCGAACTCGTGGAGGTAGTGCAATGATCGGCGACAATTACCCGTGGTGGGTGTGGCAGGAAGGCGACGGCGAGGCATGAGCGTCGAGGCGTGGAAGGCAGAGATCGACGCCATGTCGCACATCGAGCTCGCGCGGCGGTGGCGGTTCGCGTCCATGGACGATCCGATCTTCCAAGGCGAGGCGGGGGAGTATTACAAGAAGCGGCTGTTCGATGACCTCGGCGGCATCACGCCGGAGATCTCGAAGGCGATCGGGTGGTAACGTGATTTATTCCCACGTCACCGCAGAGGGCAAGGTGAACGTCATCGAGTCCGACGCGCCGCTGCCGCTTGAAAAGCTGCAGGAACTCGTCGGGGGTTACATCGAGTTCACGTACGGCGGGCTCGGCCTTACGATCTGCGTGGACGAGGAAGGCAGGATCAAAGGGAAGCCGCGCAACGCGCGGTATCCGTGGGTGGTCGGCGACGTCGTAGTCGGCCGCAATATACAAGGTGCCGAGGGCACCGAGTTCGTCGGTCTAATATAAGAGAGGGCTCCTATGGAAAAAATCGAAGGCGTGAAGACGTACGATCTCAACATCAGCGAGAATTACGTGCCGAAGTGGGGCGCGTGGGAAGTCGGGCGCGAGATCATTTCGAACGCGATCGATGCGGACAAGCTCGGCTATAAAGTGGAGATCGTCGAACGCGATCACATTCGCGTCACGACGAAAAGCCGGCCGACTCTCGCGCAGATCAAGTTCATCGGCGGCGGCACGAAGTCCGAAGCGTCTGGCACGATCGGGTGCTTCGGGGAAGGGATCAAGCTCGCGGCCATGGTCGCGACGCGGCTCGGTGGCGCAATGGTCATCCGCTTCGAAAACTACCGGGTCGAGTACGAGCTCACGCACGACGTGGATCTCGGCGCGCGGTCGGCGATCATGCGCGTCACCTCTACCGAGGATTATTTCGACGGCATGGCGGTGGACCTCGTGCTCGAGAACATCGCGCACGAAGTGTCGGGAAGGTTCCTCGACTCGCTCGAGGCGGCGATGTTGCCGAAGCGGTACGAGGACAAGATGATCATTTACAACAAGGGTGTGTTCGTCGCGGAGAAAACGCAGAGGTCGATCTTCGACTGGAACCTTTCGACCGGGATCAACCGGGACCGAAACGTCATCGACTTCTGGAACATCGGGCATCAGATCGCCGTATTCCTCGACGCTAACATCGACACGAAGATCGCGCGAAAGCTGCTCGATTCGAGCCGTGACACGTTCGAGGTCGAGTGCGTCACGAAGCACGCGTGGGCAACGGGGCAGCGCATGGCGCACGCGCTCCTCGATGCGCTCAAAGAGAAGGAAGGCGCGGACATTGTGATCGCGACGGACGACGCCGACGCGAATCAAATCGCGCGGCGCTGCGGGAAGCGGGTCATTCTCATCGACGACGAGTTCCGCAAGATCATTCAGTCCATACCGCCGGGCGAACGCGTTCCCATGGCCGACGAGGTCGTGACGCACAGGGAGCGTCTCAACATCGACTCGACTAAGGAATACGATCTCACGGACGTGAAGAAGGTCATGGACGCGCTCGACATTTTCGCCGAAGTGTTCGTGTTCGAATCCGCGGGGCCGCAGCTCGGGCTCGCGGATTTTTCTATGAAGCGGAAGCGTGTGTACCTCTCGAGCAAATTGTTCGAGGCGGGGCAGAGGACGCAGCGTCTCGCGACGCTCTGTCATGAGCTCGCGCACATCAATGCCAAGGCCTCGGACGGGTCGATCACGTTCGAGGACGAGCTTTCGAGGATCGCGGGCGTGCTCGCCCGGCAGTTGATCGAAAAATAAAAGGATCGGTGCTCTATGGTATTCAAAAAAGCGAAGGTGCAGTACATCGACGCGAATCATCGCGCGGTGGTGATCACGGAAGACAACGAGGCGGTCGTGCTGTTCACCGTCGACGTCGAGCTCGTCGTGGGGCAGGACATCACGATCAAGCGGCTCGGCAGCGACAAGCGCATGAGCGACTGGAAAATAGGAGAGGCATCATGATCAGAGTCCCGGTAACGGTTTTCTCGGACGAGAAGATGATCGAGTGGGCGGCATCGATGAAGAAGACGCACGGGCTTTCGCGCAGCGAGGTCTACCGCCGCGCGGTGCGCCTCGTGGCCAACGACAAAAAGCTCGCCGACATGGCCATGTCCGAGAAGCTTTCTGACGGCAACGCGTCGTGAAGAAGAAGGACGGCGAGGCGGCGCCCAAGAAACCCGAGCCCGCGCCGAAGCGGCCGCGACGGCTGCTCGAGGACGAGGTCACGTTCTACGAAAGAGAGCCCGGGTGGGGTGAGCCGGGGAACGGAATAAGCGTCTAAATCGACCTTGAAAAAAGTTGAAAAAACTTGAAGTTTTTTCTTGCGCGTAAACAAAAAGGGGATTAAGATGCAGGGCATGGCAAAGCAAAAACGAACGTTCAAGAGCGACAAGTTATTCGATCTGCGCACCGAGGCGGGCCTCACGCAGGAGGAGCTCGGGCGCGCGATCGGGAAGGACGGGTCGGCGGTGTCGAAGTGGGAGGTCGGGTTCCGTCCCGGGCCCCGGTCGCTTCGCGCGCTCGCGCGGCATTTCAAGGTTCCGATCGCGACGTTCTTCATGGTCGCGGCCCTCGTCATGGCCGCACCGGCCGCGCGCGCGGACGTGAGCGTGTTCGATGCGGTGCAGGCGATCGTCGGCGAGGCAGCGAATCAGCCGTTTGTCGGCATGATCGCCGTCGGGGAAGTCATCCAGAACCGCGACTCGGTCGGCGGCATGTATGGCTTCAAAGCGCCGCACGTAAAGCACGAAAAGCTCGCGACGTGGATCAAGGCGTGGGCGGCGTATTTCCTTTCGACGTTCACGAACTTCACGCGCGGGGCGACGCTGTTCGAGAACATCTACGCGTTCGGCGTTCCGGTGTCGTGGGATCGAGAGAAGATCATCTGCGTGGCGCACATCGGCGATCATTGGTTCTTCGAGGAGACCGATTTAAAATGACGCTCGTCGATACTCTGTTCGGGCATCAGCGCGAGGCCGTGGAGTTCGCGGTCAAGCGCGGCGGGCGTGGGGCGATCTTCCACGATCCCGGCCTCGGCAAGACCCGGACGGCGCTCGAGATCTGGTCGCGGCTGAGCGCCAAGCGCGCGCCGAATAGGGTGCGGTTACTCGTGATCGCGCCACTGTCGCTGCTCGAGGCGGCATGGCACGACGAGGCGCGGAAGTATCTCGAGATCGGCGAGACGCAGTTTCGGAACATTCACCGCGACGGGCTTCCCGAACGCGGCGACGCGGTCCCGGCGATCATGGTCGTGAACTATGAATTTTTTCAACGCGCCGAAAAGGTGCAGAAGCTTCTGGCCCTCATGTCGCGCGCGGGCGGCGAGTGGTGCGCGGTGCTCGATGAAAGCTCGCGCATCAAAAACTACCGCGCCGCGACGACAAAATCCCTCCTTCAAATCTGCAAGGCATTCGAATACCGCATCGTTATGAGCGGCACGCCCGCCCCGAACTGCGAGACCGAGTACTGGGCGCAGATCGGGTTCGTGGACACCGAGGTCTTCGGCAAGTCCTTCAACGCGTTTCGGAACACCTATTTTCATCTCGAGCGGCGGGGGCAGGAGATCTCGACGCAGGGCATGGTCATGACCCGGCAGGCGATCTCGCAGCTTTTCAAGCAGGGCGCGGAGTACAAGATCACGGCGCAGCGCCGCGCGGAGCTCGTCGCGCGCATGGCTCCGTTCGTTCACCGGGCGATCAAAGAGGAGTGCCTCGATCTGCCGCCGGTCGTGGACGAGGTTCGTCTCGTTCAGCTCGGGCCGCAGCAGAAGCGCGCGTACAACGAGATGCGCCGGAACCTCATTTCGGAGATCGCGGGGAAGCCCGTCGTGGCGCGCGTCGCGCTGTCCAAGGTCATGAAGCTGCGAGAGATCACGTCGGGGTTTGCCATGGCCGAGGACGAATCGATCGTCGAGCTCGGAGAGTGCCCGAAAATGGCAGAGCTCGAGGACCTCGTGACCGGGGAGCTTGCGGGTCGGCAGGTCATCGTGTGGTGTCAATTCGTTTGGGAGATCGAGAAGGTGACCGAGATGCTCGTGTCGTGCGGCGGCGGGGTGTCGCAGATCTACGGCGCGATCAAGCCCGGCGTCGACCGGGATGAGGCGATCGCGGCGTTCAAGGACGGCCGCACGCGGTTCCTCGTGGCGCACCCGCGCAGCGCCGCGCACGGACTCACGTTCGTGAATTGCTGCAACGAGATTTTTTTCTCGCTCGACTATTCGTTCGAGACTTACGATCAAGGTCGTGACCGCACGCACCGCATCGGGCAAACGCAGACTTGCGTTTATCATCACATTCTGGCACAAGGAACGATCGACGAGGAGATCCTCGCGAAGCTTCGCACGAAGGGCAGCATGAACGAGATCGTCGACGGGCTTCTCCGGTGAGCAGCGCGTACGAGCTCATCATCGACCGCTCGATCGGGAAGATGATCAAGCGGGAATTCCCCGAAGCGTTTTCGTGGAAGACGTCGGACAAGTTCCAGGTCGGAATCCCCGATCGCGTGGGGTGCATGGGCAGCGTGTTCTTCGCGATCGAGATCAAGAGGCCCGGCGGCAAGGTGACGCCGCTGCAGGCGCACACGCTCAAGCTCATCGAGGAAGCGGGCGGCGAAACGTGCGTCGCGTACAGCGTTCAAGAAGCGAGAGAGTTCATGGCGAAGTTAAAATCACAAGGGGGCTCCAATGGCAGAACGGCGTGAACTGAAAGTGGGTTACCGCGTGCGGCGCAAATCGGACGGCGCGCCCGGCACGATCGAAGATTTCATGAACGAGCAAATGTCGCTCGTCCTCTGGGACGGCCAGAAGGACACGTTCAAGTGCGACGTCGCGGACCTCGAGAAGCTTCCGCTCACGGAGATGCAGCTGCTCTCGGCGTACCGCGAAGCGTCGGAGCTTTGCACGAAGCTCAATTCCGATCTCGAGACGGCGAAGTCCGACAAGGCACGCGCGGGCGACGAGCTCATCAAGTTCCTCGAAGACCACGGCAAGGACGCGACGGCCGTGTACGAGGGCATCGGCCGCGCGGAGATCTCGGGGTCGGAGGTCTACGCCTCGATCACCGAAGCCAACCGCGACAAGGCGTTCGAGGAGATCAAGACGCTCGGGCGCGGCGACGTCATCAAAGAAACCATTCACCCGAAAACGCTTTCGACGTTCGTCGGTGAGCTCATCCAGAACGGCAAGAAGGTGCCGGACGGCATCTCGTACATCTTGAAGGCCAAGCTTTCGCTGCGTAAAAAATAGACGCGGCGATCGGGGCGCGCCAGAAGGCGCGGTCTATAGTTCCACAACAAGGAGGTACGTCATGGCGAAAGACAAAGCGGAGAAGAAGGATCTGCAGACGCAGGCCGAGGAGACCGGGCTCGTGGTGTCTCCGGCCGAGATGAAGGCGAAGATCCTCGCGGTGTTCGAGCAGGGCCGCGAAGGGTTCGAGGAAGGCATGAACCCGAAGGAAGCGGTGATCCCGCGGGTGCGTCTTCTGCAGGGGCTCTCGCCCGAAGTGCAGGAGAAGCCGCGCGACTTCTTCGCGGGCATGGTGATCAACTCGCTCACGAAAGAGACGCTGCCGCCCCGGTTCATCCCGATCCTCAAGTGGACGAACTGGGTGCGCTTCAACCCGAGGAGCGACAAGGACGCGAATTTCGTCCCCGGCATCAAGGCGGGCGAGGTCGTGTGGCGCTCGACGGACCCGGACGATCCGCGCGTCGTGAACGAAACGAAGTTCGGCAAGAACGGCGAGACGCCGGCCGCGACTACGTTCATGAACTTCCTCTGCTACTTCGAGGGGATCGCGATGCCGCTCGTCCTGTCGTTCGGAAAGACGAGCTACGGCGCGGGGAAGGAGCTGCTCAACATCGCCCGGTACGCGGGCGGCGCGATGCGCTCCGGCAAGTACGAGCTCGGCGTCCGGCAGGAGACGAACGAGAAGGGCACGTATTACGTCTACACGGTGGCGAAGGTCGGCACCGTGGAAGCGGACGAGCTCGAGATCGGCAAGACCCTTTACGACGCGTTCGCGCCGTACGTGAAGGAGCTCAAGGTTCACGAAGAAGGCGGTTCGGAGGCGTAACACCTCGGCACGTGATCCGGCAGGCGGGCGCAGCCGGATCACGTGCTCTTTCTTTGCCGCGCGCCGTCATTTTTTCGGGTCATTTAAGACGATAATTTTAGGAAGTCCATGCGAGACGTTTATACGTTTATCCTTGAACGCGGGCAGCTCGCCGAGGATCACAAGCTCGAGCTGATTACGAAGCGCGGTTTCGCAGAGAAGACGATCAAAGAGTTCCGGTTCATTTCGGGCGGCGCGTACATGGCGTCGATCGAGGAGGAGCTCAAGAGCAAATTCAAAGAGCAAGACCTTCTGTCGTGCGGCATCTTCATCTACGAAGGCGGGCGCACGCGCATGAACCCCATACTCATGCGCGAAAAAAATTCCCTCGAAGGCAAAGAAGTTTCGAACATCATCATTCCGTACCTCGACGCGGACGACAGGGCGTACGGCCTGCGGCCGCACAAGCTCGGGCTCAAAGGCATTCCGGTCGAGGTCTATCAAGAGAAGAACGTGAAGGACAAGCCCGGCGAGATCATCCTCACCGAGGGCGAGTTCAAGGCGGTCGCGGGTGTGCAGTACGGAATCCCGACGATCGCGATCCCCGGCATCTCAAGTTTTTCGGAAGCGAATTTCCCCCGCCTCGTGGAGTTCCTCAAAAAATTCGGCGTCAAGCGCATCGTCATCATCTTCGACAATGAGGAGAAAGGCGATCCGACGATCGCGCACCGCTACAAAGATAATCCGACGGATCGGTACGACACGCAGTTTTACGCCTATTACATGGCGCGGCGCCTCGAGGACGCGGGTCATGAGGTCGTGATCGGTTGGATGCCCGACGCGTGGCGCGAGGACGGCAAGATCGACATCGACGGGGCCGTCAAGATCGGAAAGCTTCGCGGCGACATGCTTAAAGTCATGTACGACGCGGTGCCGCGCAACGACTTCCTGCGGGACCTGCCGACGGAGGCGAAGCAGGTCGTGCTCCGCAAGTACGCCCAGAAGCGGCACCGCTCGAACATTCGCCGGGAGTTCAACCGCTACGTCGCGACGAGGACGCGCGGCAAGACCCAGTGGGACGACGTCATCTCGAATTTCGTCATGAAGATCGTCGCGACGCACGACACGCCGGACGGCATTCGGCGCGAAGTCGAGTTCATCAACGAGTTCGGAAAGCACTCGGGGTCGTTTTCGATCGAGGCCGAGAGCATGTCGAGCCCGGAAAAGTTCCGCACGTTCTGCATGAAGAAGGGCGATTTTTCGTGGAAGGGGACGCTCGACGATCTCATGACGATCTGGGAGAGCGAGTTCCTCACAATGGACGAGGGGCGGTACATCCTCGAGAGCGATCACGTCGGGTGGATCCCCGCTCAAAAGTGTTGGCTCTTTTCGAACGTCGTGATCGGCGAGGACGGCAAGGAAGTGCGGCCGGACAAGAACGGCATTTTCTGGCTCGACAAGAAGGGCATCAAGGCATCGTCGCTCACGATCTCGAGCGGAAAGAATTCGTCGAGCTCGAGCGTGCCGCACATGAGCATCATCTCGAAGATCGACATGGAGGAGTTCAAGCTCAAGCTCGGCGAGACGATCGGCGACGCGGAAGCGTCGATCGCGCTCGGGTGGGTGACGGCGGTTCCGTTCATGGAGGAGATCTACGAATACACGTCGAGCTTTCCGTTCCTTTTCATCACGGGTCGGTGGCAGAGCGGCAAGTCGACGATCGCCGACTGGCTCATGCGGTTCTTCGGTGTCGAGACCGGGGGCCTTGCGATCTCGCAGACGACGGCCGTCGCGATCCAGAGGTCGCTCGCGTATTTTTCGTCGCTCCCCGTGTGGCTCGACGAGTACAGGAACACGAAGGACGTCGTGCAGAAGAACGGATTCCTGCGCAACGCGTACAACCGGCAGAGCTCGGGGAAGGGCGTCAAAGCGGACTTCGGGCTGCGCGAGGCGAAGGTGCGCGGCACGATCATGATCTCGGGCGAGGAGACGCCGAAGGACGGCGCGCTACTCACGCGGTGCATCACGATCTTCGTGTCGCGCGCCAAGCGCAAGGCGAATTATTACAACTGGTTCGTCTTGAACAAAGGAAAATTTTCGTCGCACATTTTCGACGTCATCAAGCGGAAGGAGGAGCTTAAGCCGGTTTTCTTCAAAGCGTTCGGCGAGTGGCGCGAATCGTTCTCGCAGAAGGGCGTCGACGATCGCCTCGCGATCAATTACGCGATCGTCATGGCCGGGTACGTCGTGGCGTTCGGCGACACGGACCTCGACTTCGCGACGCAGCTCATCACCGAGACGCAGGCGCTGCAGGCCGAATACCGCGAGGAGCAAGCGGTGAGCGTGTTCCTCGACGATCTCATGGCCATGAAGACGCGCAACATCGTCGGGCCCGCGTACTGGATCGTCGACGTCGACAAGGACAATGTGAAGAAGATCTATCTTTATTTTCACGGCCTTCACAACGTGTGGTCGAAAGAGTTCAAGCAGATCCGCGGCGAGGAGGCGTTCAAGGAAGGGTCGATCCGCGCGTACCTGCGCGAGGAGCCGGGGTTCATCGAGGCCGCGCGGTACAAGAGGATTAAAAATGATAATAAAAAGTGCATCGTCTTCGAGTACGACAAGGCCTCGGAGGAGATGCGGAACCTCGTGTCGGAGGGCGGCGACGGCATCGATCACGCGGCGATCGGCGAGGACGCGCCGGAGCGTGGCGCGGCGGGCGGCAAGGTGCGCGCGGACGTGGACGGTCGGGCATGAGGGGCCGCGCGGGAACGTTTCGCCGGGTCGTGCAGGAACATTTTTGGTCGTTTCGCGTAAAGCGTCACGGAGTCTCGGTTGTTCCCGCCAAAATGTTCCCCTGGCTACGGTGCCGCGCGAGAGGGCGGGAACGCGCGGGGCGTTGCGATTTCAAGAGTTGTGTAAATGTTCCCGTGACTACCCAGAAAATCGCTCTTAGGCGAAAAACGTTTCCGAGCCGATATAAAGCGCCGTGCATGCGTGTTCAGCCAGACATACGTTTTCGCGAAAAGTGCGGGTTCAGGGGAACTTTTAATATAAGCCGTTTGTTTTCTAGTAATAAAAAGTTCCCGCTAATGTTCCCGCTCAATACCATGCGTAGCCAACACGCGTTAAGTCCTCGCGTGGAAAAAGTTTCGGGCGTACCCTGTAGATATCTTGTTGATAACAATTCTGAAATTCTCTTAACAGGGTCGGTGTCCCGGGACGTGGTTCTTCATGGATAAGTTCGAGGAGTTCACCCGGCTTTACCGGGAGTTCGTTCGCGGCACCGAATCGCTCAACTACCATTTCAAGAAGGGCGGGCGCAACCCTTTCTTCGCGAAAGAGGAGGCGCGGTTCAAGGAAAAGATCGTCGAGCCCATGGACGCGGCGTGGCGCGGGCTCGATGCGGGGCAGAGGGCGGCGGTTTGGCCGATCGGACAGGCACGGCCAAATAGGCCGCCATTTCAAATAGGAGGCGCACAGCGATGAGTTTGACGGGGGGCGCGGGGGATTTACAGCTTACAGGAGACCAGAAGCGGGCCCAGGAGGCGATCATGGCCTTCTTTTCGGGGCAGCACGGACAGCTTCTCAAGGTCGGCGGGTTCGCCGGGACCGGCAAGACGACGATCGTCGCGGAGACGATCGAGAAGCTGCTCAACAGGCCGCGCATCGCGTTCTGCGCGTTCACCGGGAAGGCGGCATCGGTTTTGAAACGGAAGCTCGACGCGAGGAAGGCGCTGCGTGAAACGGATTACTGCGGCACGATCCACGGACTCATCTATACGCCGTTCATGAAAGAGGATCGCATCGGCGGGTGGAAGGAAAAGTCGGAGGCCGATCGGGAGCCGGGCAAAGAGGTCGCGCGGAAGCCGGTCATGGAGCGCACGTCGGCGCCGGTGGGGTTCAAGAAGAACGAAACGATACCTTACGATTTCATCATCGTCGACGAGGCCTCGATGCTGCGCGAGGATCTGTACGACGATCTCGCGTCGTTCGGCGCGCCGGTCCTTGCGGTTGGAGATCACGGGCAGCTTTACCCGGTGGGTGACGACTTCTCGCTCATGAGGACGCCGGACATTCGTCTCGAGCAGATCCACAGGCAGGCCGAGGGTCACCCGATCATCCGCATGTCGATCATGGCGAGAGAGAGCGGGTACATTCCGATCGGCGAGTACGGGCCCGGTGTCGAGAAGGTTCGCGAGAGGCAGCGCGCGCACACGGCCGAGATCGGACCCGACACGATGTTCCTCTGCGGCATCAACACGACGCGCGTCTTTTATAATAATTTCATCCGGGAGCGGCTCGGCTTTCGTGCGCAGGACCCGGAGGTCGGCGAAAAAATAATTTGTCTTAAGAATAATCGCGAGAAGGAAATTTACAACGGCATGACCGGAACGCTTACGTCCCTTACTCCTAAAGGGGATCATTGGTACGACGTCGTGGTCGACATGGAAGACGGCCGCGAGTTCGCCGACTGGGTGTTCAAGCATCAGTTCGGCAGCGTGTACCCGATCTTCGAATATGAGAAGATGCCGCCGTGGCAGATCCGAAATCTTTTCGACTGGGGGTACTGCCTCACCGTCCACAAGTCGCAAGGGTCGGAGGCGAAAAGCGTGGTCGTGATCGAGGAGCGTGTCGGGCGCATGTCGAACGAGGACTGGTCGCGGTGGCTTTACACGGCCGTGACGAGAGCGCGGGAAAAACTTCTGGTGATCGGGTCGTGAAGTTGAGCCGGGACGTGAGGGCGAAGTGCTGCGAAAACATTTTGAAGGCAGGCCGCGAAGTCAAAGAGGTCAAGAGGATCGGCCCGCGCGTCGCGCTTATCGTCATGGAATCCGGCGAGTGCCACAAAATTAAAATGCGGGAAGGAAGCGATTTAATATCATGATCAACTTCGACAACCGCGCGCAGAGCATGGAGATGATCTGCGAGGAATGCACGTCGAACGAGTTTTTCGACGGAGATTTTCGTGAGTGCATCGCGGCCGCGAAAGTGGCAAATTGGATCGTGAGGAACATCACCGGGTCGTGGCTTCACTTCTGCAGCATGGCGTGCGAGGCCCGGTGGACGAAAAAAAATATGAAGGACGAGATCGAATAAGTTTTGGACCCGGGCGTCGCGTGCGTTGTCGAAAGACTAGGGCCGCGGTCGTCTAAGCCAGAGAGACGGGGTGCTCGTTTCGAGCTTGCGGCCCCTGGATCGTAAGCGGCGTCCGGCAAAATTTGTTTCATAGGCGAAGGTCAACGTGTCAAAACGGAGGGCTCTAAAATGGTACAGGCAACGGTGAACGGAAACGGAACGAAGACGTCTTCGGCGATCGAGATGCTCGAGATCGAGGTCGGCAAGATCAGCTCTGGGTGGAACCCGCGCAGCGACTTCTCGGGTGTCGAGGAGATCGCGAAGTCGATCGAGGCGATCGGGCTTCTGCACCCGATCGTGGTGCGTCGCGACGCGTCGGGGGCGATCATCGTCATCGACGGAGAGCAGCGGCTGCGGGCGCTCAAAGTCCTCGGGCAGAAAACGACGCAGGTGCGCGTCCTCAAGATCGACGTGTCGGACGGACTCGAGGCGCAGCTCGCGGCGAACCTCGTGCGGTCGGACATGAACGTGCTCGAGCGGGCGCGCGGTTACGAGGCGATCATCCGCAAATTCCCCGCGAAGTACAACGAGCGCACGATCGCCAAGAAGTTCGGCGTGTCGGAGCGCACCGTCAAGCAGCTCGTCGCGGTGGCGAAGAAGCTGTCGCCCGTCCATGACGAGGCGATCGGGGCGTACATGGGAGCGTGGGGCATCAAGGACCTCGAGCTTCTCGCTTCGATGCCGGCCGAGGTCGTGAAGCGCGTGCTCGAAGCGTGCGCCAAGTCGAAGGCCGTCGACATGCGCGTCGATCAGATCGTGCAGCGCATCGCGCACCGTCTCGACACGTCGGACTTCTTCGGCCTCGAAAAGGTGAAGGCCGTCGCGGGAGCTTTCCCGGTGCGGTACGACTCGGGTTATGTCGGGTGGTACACGTTCGACAAGGTCGCGTACGACACCGCGAGGAAGGAATACGAAGCCGCCCAGAAAAAGAAGTACGGCACCGGCGAGGCCAAGTCCGAGAAGGCGGCGGCGAAAGTTTCGGAGGCCGACAAGAAGAAGCGCGAAGCCGCGCGCGTCGCGCAGAAGAAGGCGCAGGAGGCGCTTAAGGGCGGCATCGAGAAGTTCGTCGCGGGAAAATACTGCGACGCGCAGTTCAGCGCCCTCGGCGAGTTCATGTGCGAGAGGCAGCTCAACGCGGACAAGTCGCGCCGCATCCTCAAGGCGTTCGGCGTGAAGGACGAACCGAAAGACTACATGGGCCTGCAGCGCCACGTGTGGAAAAAAGTGTTCATGCCGATCGTGAGGACGCCCGCCGCCATGATCCGGCTCGCGGCGTTCCTGGCGATCGACACGTTCAAGGACGACAAATCGATTGAGCAGCACTGGGTGGAGGGCATGAAAAAATGACGCAGTTGAACGGAACCGAGGAAGCGTCCGGCCCGGAACCGTCGAAGGTTCTCGTCGACGAGATCATGGTGTGGCCCGGGTTCGGCAATGGGGTCGGGCGGTGGGAATCGAAGTGTCGCATGAGGGTGTTCGAGTACGACGGACGGCAGATCGCCGTCGCGTCGGAGCTCGAGGACAACGAAGGGACGAGTGTGACGAACGCCGCGGAGTACATCGCGACGCTCGCGATCGGGCAGTACGGGCTCGACATGCGCCGTCTTTTGTGGGTCGAGCATTACCCGGCGCGGCTTCTGCACAAGAACAAATTCGGGCCCGACGACATGGTCCCCGAATCGTTCGACATCGTGTACTTCGACACGATCGCAAAGCCGTCGCGGCTAGATCCGAAAAAGGTCGACGTGCGGTTCGTGAAGCCGTCGTGGAAGCGGCTCAAGCCCGTCGAGATCAATTCGCTCGTCGGACAGGAGATCGCAGCCGCATGAACGACCGCGATCGGTACGAGGCGCTCGCGTCGCGGTGTGAATCGGCCGCCGACAGGATGACGCCCGACGAGCAGCAGTTCGTCGAGCGCATCGTGGAGGCGCTCGAGGACGGCGAGGGACTCACGACGCGCGACGCGGAGAAGATCCTGGCGATCGCGCGGCAGTACGGGATCGAAGAAGGCGATTAAAGACGGCCACAAGCCGTCGAGACGTGGGTGCGGGTCGGCAGCGAACCGTTCGGGGTGGAGCCCTCGGAACGTGAGCGCGGCGCGCCGTAAGTCGGCGAAGTGGTAACACAGCCGGGCCCCGAAAAATTGAAAGGGAGAGCGTGACCGCACATCAGAGCGAAGGGGTCGACAAGAATGCAGCGAAGCCGATCGTCATCGAAATCCCGATCCGTGAGACGTGCATCGAAGACCGCGCCGAGCACTGCCTTCACATATACGGAACGGAAATTCGTTATCACAGGCCGCAGGATCATGGGAAGTTTTTTCTCGGACTTCAGTATGCCGGGATCGTTCAAACTCGCCGGTGTTGCTTTTGCGGTGAGACGGAAACCGCATTCAAGCCGGAGTGATCGATGATCGACATTATGTTCGACCTTGAGACCATGGGCAAGACGTCGCGCGCGGCGATCACGCAAATCGGCGCGGCGCAGTTCGACAACGAGACGGGCGAGATCTTCGAGGAGTTCGAAGTGAACGTCGATCTCGAGGACGCGATGCGCCTCGGCGGAGAAGTCGATGCGGACACGATCGGGTTCTGGCTCGAGCAGCCGCACCGGGATTTTCTCATGAACCCGCGATCTAAATTGAAGTGGGCGCTGCAGGATTTCCAAAAATTTTTAAAGCGGGGCCGTGAGGAGTGGGGCCACATCTGGGCGCACGCATCATTCGACGCGCCGATCCTCGAGCACGCGTTCCGCTCGGTGCCGCTTGAGCTGCCGTTCAGTTACAGAAAGGTCGCGGACCTTCGGACGTTCTTTCTCGTGGCCGGATACGATCAGCGCCGCGACAACCCGCGGCCGCACAACGCGCTCGCGGACGTGCGTTACCAGATCAAGGGGTTCATCGAGGCGAAGCGGCTCATCGGCAGGGCGAAGGACGTCGGGGCATGAGCAGATACTACGACGATTATTTTTCGAAGGGGTACGCGATCGTCGACGACGCGATCCGGCCGGAGGAGCTCGAGCAGTTCCGGCAGTTCCTTTCGCTCACGATCTTCCGGCAGCTCGAGGACACGGGATTTTATTCGAAGACGCGGCACGACGAAAAGTTCAAGTCGATGCTCTCCGACGGATACATGCACCTCGACCGGCATGACCACGCGCACATCGAGCGGTTGTACCTCACGATGAAGGACTCGGAGGCGGTCGGCCGAATGGTCTTCGCGCCGAGAATCCTTTCGATCGTGAAAGAGATCATGCAGCTCATGCCTGTCCAGAGCGCGTACGTTCCGTACCACGTGGCCCGCATGGACCCGCCGCACGACGAGCGGTTCACGTACGGGTGGCATCAAGAATCTTTCTATTCGGTCTTCGGCGCGGAGCAGGTGCAGCTCTGGGCACCGCTCGTGACCGCGTCGACGCGCGGCATGGGAACGATGAGCGTCCTCGAAGGGTCGCATCTTTTGGGTGAGCAGGATCACGTGCTCGAGCGCGTGAAGGGCGGTCACGAACAGAAGCGGATCCCCGACGCGGCGGTGCCGCAGGGTCTTAAAGAGTGGCACGCGGAGCTCGAGTTGGGGCAGGCCGTTCTCTTTCACCCGCATTTGATCCACAGGTCGAACAAGAATTCGAGCGAAGCGGTGCGGTACTCGCTCGTCGCGGCGTACACGAACCCTTACGACAAGCGGTTCGAAATGGCGCCCGAGAAAGAGCGCATCGAGTTTCACAGGCGCAGGTGTGTAAACAGGAGGAGAAGGTCATGAGGATACTCGGCATCATTCCGGCGCGCGGAGGATCGAAGCGTTTGCCCGGAAAAAATATGGCGTTCGTCGGCGACAACACGCTCATCGGTCACGCGGTGACCGCGGCCGCGAATTCGGGGGTGATCTGCCGCACGGTGATCTCGACGGACTCGAAAGAGATCCGCGCGAAGTTCGCGGCGCTCGCGCCGTTTTTAAGGCCGAAAGAGCTCGCGACGGACGAGGCGCGGATCGTCGACGTGGCGCTGCATGCGCTTGAGTTCTGCGAGAAGTGGTGGAAGGGAGAGCAGGGCGAGAAGTTCGACGCGGTCATGATTCTGCAGCCCACGTCACCGCTTCGCCGGGCGTCGCACGTGCGGCAGGCCGCCGAGATGCTCGAGGCCGGGGAGAACGCGGTCGTGAGCGTTAAGGAATGCCCGAAGAACGTCGTGAGCGCCGACACGCTCAAGAAATGTTCGGTCGGGCATTACGTCTTGAACGGTGCCATTTTCGCCCTCAAGGTCGCATACCTTCACAAATACAAAAGCTTGCAGGTCCCGAAGGCGCGGGCGTTCGTCATGCCGGAGGCGAACTCGGTCGACGTCGACACGATGCAGGACCTCGAGCGCGCGCGTGAGCTTTATCCAGTGGTGCTCGAGCAGGAGCGCACGAACGACAAGGCGCTCGCGGAGATGCAACCGTGACACCGCACGTTCACGTTTGTTGGTGCGGGTCATGTAATTGCGCCGAAGTCATGCACTCGTCGTTCCGCTCGTGCAGGATCTGCGGGCTTCGAATGAAAAACGCATTCGAGATCGAAGACGACATTTACATGAAGGCGTGCGCCGAGCTTTGCGGCGCGGTTCCGGTGGAAAAAAAAGAGATCGTGAAGCCGGGGAGCATCGACTGGCTCAAAGGCCCGCACGAAAACGAAGTGCGATACACGATCGGAAAGATGCGGTGGTTCGGTCGGTTCGCGTTTCGTCGGCAAGACGTAAAAACGGCTCTTCAGTTTTTGTACTCGGCAGGGTATTTCAACGGGTGTCACGACACGGTGAAGATGAACGAAGGGGAGGCAGCGTCATGAAGGATTTAAAAGTCGTTCAGAAGGAAGGCGAGGAGATCGTCCCGGCCCAGGTCGTGGCATCGTCGATCAAAAAGATCGCCGAGAGCTTCGCAAGGATGAAGAAGGCCGGGCTGTCCGATCGGGCGATCGTGCTTCTTATCCACGACGCGTCGGGTGTCGGAAAGCCGGCCGTCAAGGACGTGCTCGCCGGGATCGATCAGCTCGCGAAGCTTTACCTTCGAGACTGGAAGAAATCATGACGGGCCTCGAGTGGAAGAACGAACGCCGCAAGATCAAGGACCTCGTGCCGTGGGACAAGAACCCGCGCAAGATTTCGCCCGAGCAGCTCGAGCATTTGAAGGACTCGATCAAAAAGTTCAACTACGCCGCGCCGATCGTGGTGTGCGCGTCGGGCCGCATCGTCGCGGGACACATGCGGTGCAAGGCGATGCTCGCCCTCGGTCGCGGTGAGGAGGAGGTCGACGTGCGCCTCGCGTCGCGAATCCTCACGGAGGAGGAGTTCCGGGAGCTCGCCGTGCGCGACAATGCCAACGGCGGCGAGTGGGATCTGAAAGCCATGACCGACTTCGATCTCGGGGCGCTCGCGGACTGGGGTTTCGACCCGGATGCGATCGATAAAATTCGGAAGCGCGTCGAGGAGGACGACTACGACGCGCAGGCCGCGCACGATGCGATCGTCGAGCCGGTTACAAAACATGGCGACGTGTACGTCATGGGAGCGAATCGGCTTTTGTGTGGTGATTCCACGAATGTCGAAGATTTTGAAAAGCTACTGGGGGGGGGTCCGGCCTCGCATGGTTTTTACGGACCCGCCTTATTCGGTCGCGTACAAGTCAGCCGCAGGGAACAGTTATTCCGCAGGCAAGTTCGGATCGAATGAAATTTTTAACGACGACAAGACGGAGGAGGAGGCGTTTCTGTTCTACGTCGAAGTCTTGAAGCGCCTTTACGAATTTACGTCGGAGGACGTTTCGATGTACTGGTGGCTCGCCGATAATAAACGCGGACTCGTGAACCGCCTCGCGTGGATCGAGGCGGGGTGGCATCATTCGCAGATGCTGATCTGGGTCAAAGAGTCTATGGTTTTTTCTCCCGGTAGCGATTTTCATCGGCTTCACGAGCCGTGCATGTTCGGTTGGAAGAAAGGTAAGAAGCATTTTTCGAACCGGAAGCTCGCGTCGTACAAGGATGTTTTTTCTCTCGAGCGTGAAGCGTTCGACGAGATGCCGGATATTTGGTACGAGCGTCGCGACAAGACGGCCGACTACGTTCACCCGACGCAGAAGCCGGTGCGTCTCGCCGAGCGGGCGCTCAAGAAAAGCAGCGTGACCGGGGACGTCGTGCTCGAGGCGTTCGGCGGTTCGGGGTCGACCTTGATCGCGTGCGAACAAATGGGGCGGCCGTGCTACGTCATGGAGCTCGACCCGAAGTTCTGCGACGTCATCGTCGATCGGTGGGAGAAGTGGACAGGCAAGAAGGCCGAGAGGATCGCGGCGTGATCCGAGGGGTCGCGTACATCGCGGGGCCGTACCGCAGCGCGAACGGAAAGACGGTGCTCGAGAATATCCGGGCCGCCGAGCAGCTCGCGATCAAGTGGTGGAGGGCGGGGTTCGCGGTGATATGCCCGCATCTCAACACGGCGTTCTTCGACGGGCTCTGCGACGACGCGGTGTGGCTCGAGGGTGATCTCGAGTTCGTGCGGCGCTCGGACGTCGTCGTCATGGCCTCGGGGTGGCGCGCGTCGCGAGGGGCGGTGATCGAGCATGACCTCGCGAAAGAGCTCGGGAAGAAAATAGTTTACGAGGCCGAAGGGGAATAAAATGTCGATGCAGTACGACCCGGCGCACTTCGAGCAGGCGGTGGCGCGCGTCGAGGAAGTCCTCGAGCGGATCGAAGGCGGCATGGTGATTCCGTTTTCGCTCATCGACGGGATCCGGGCGAGTACGGTCGTGCATCAGAAGCTTCGCGAACACGTCTTGAAGGAGGGTTACATCGTGGGCATCGGCGGGTATATTTACAGAGGCAAGAAGAACGTACCGATCAAGAAGCGGGTGCGGCTTTGAGCGACGAGAAAAAGAAAGTCACGCCGTCCCACATTTTAAGTCTCAGCGTCGCCGGGCTCATGGGCGCAGGAATGCTCGGCGGGCCGAAGTGGAAGCCGGTCGACATGTGCTCGTTCTGCAAAGAGCCGATCATGAACGAGACGGACAGGATGCCGAACCCGACGTCGTGCATGTCGAGCGAGTGCATCGCGAAGTGGCGCGAAGCGCGGAAGCCGAAAAAATAAAATTAGAATGACGGCGTGCGATCGGCGCCGGGTAAAAAAATCGCATCGCGTCGGTCGCGCGCGGTGAACTCGAGGAGATCGTCATGACGGAAGGCGTACGCCGGGCCGGTTTGGTTAAGTGGTTCGACAAGAAAAAGGGTTTCGGGTTCATCACGGAGGACGGCGGGCGCGGCAAGAAGGACGTGTTCGTGCATTACTCCGGCATCGACGGCGTGGGACACAAGAACCTCGAGGAAGGGGAGCGCGTCACGTTCGAGGTCGAAGACGGGCAGAAGGGGCCGCAGGCGGTGCGGGTGCGGCCGGAGTGAACGATTCCGGCGTACGCTTCGGCGACGTCGTTGAGTTCTGGGTGCGCGACGCGGAGATCGCGCACCCGCAGCTCATTTTTAAGAGGCGCAAGATCCGGGGCGCGGTCAACGCGATCGCGCGTGACGACTCGGGGGAGTGGTTCGTGTATGTGAAATTTGAAGGCGTGGTCGCGAAGGTCAACTCGAAAAAATTGGAGGTTTGGAAGCGATGCGGACAATGATTTATATCGCGGGGCTCGTCAATTTCATGGCGGTGGGGCATTACGTTTACGAACGCGAGTGGGTGTGGGCGCTCATGGCATTCGGGATCGGGGCGCTTTGCCTCGCGGCGCATTACTTTTCGGGCGAGAAGTTTCGCGTCGACCAGTGAGCAGCTATTCGAAGGGCGGCGGGACGCGTCGCGAGATTTTTTTCGCGAGGACGAGGCAGCGCCGCCGGATGAAGACGATCGTGGTCGCGGCGATTCTGGGGATCATGGTCGCGTTCGTCGCGGTTTGGGTCGCGGAGACGGTCAAAAAGTTCCTCGCGCCGAGGAATTTACCGGCGCACTCTCACGCGCAGGAAATTCCCTCGGGCGTATAAATAAGAGAGTACTCTCTTAAGAAGTATCTCAAACGTGGTGTGTGGTTTCCGGCGCAAGGGGTGCCGGGAAAGGGAGGGGTGCCAAGGCGACGTCCTTCCCTTTTCGTGTTTCGGGGTGTATACTTTCTCCAAGAATTCCAACTCGCGGGGGTAACCGTGTACGACAAGGAAGCCGTCACCGCCAAGATTATAGCCGGGCTCGAGAGCGGACTCGCCGAGATGAAGGCGGTCGAAGCGGCGGGCATCGATTACAAGACGTGGTGGAACTGGAAGCAGGCCGATCCCCCGCTTCGCGGCCGCGCGGAGGAGGCGAAGCTTTCGCGCATCGAGATCGTCGAGGACGCACTGTACCGCGAGGCGATTAAGGGCGACGTCCCGGCCCAGAAGGAATACCTCTACAACCGCGCGCCGGAGCGGTGGAAGCCGCGGCAGCAGGGCATCGTCGTGAATCAGAATAACCTGCAGCTCAACATGCAGACGCCCGCACTTATCGGCGAGATGCCCATGCAGGCCCGGCTCGGTCTTCGGGCGGCGCTCACGGCCGCAGGGTTCACGAAGAACGGGGCGATCAAAGAGATCCCGCACACGAACGGCAACGGAGGTAACGGCGCGAATGGAAATGGATCCGGCCACGAAGGAGATCATTCGGCGACTTGAGGAAGGCCTCGTTTCTGTCGACGAGGTCATGTTCTTTCTCGATCACCCGGAGTTCGAGCATCGCCCCGTTGGGATTCATGAGTTCATTACGAGCCCGGATTATTTGAATGCGGCCGACGAATGTTGGCCCGCGATCCTCGAGGATCTCGAAGAAATTTTCAATGAGCCGCCGACATCACGGCGGCTTTCGCATTTTCAAGAGATCGTTCGCGACATGGGCATCGGGTCGGGCAAGTCGTTCCGTGTGACGTATATTTTTTGTTACGCGGTGTACCGGCTTTTGTGCTTACGTGAGCCGCAGCGATTTTATCCAGGGCTCGCCAAGGGGTCGAAGATCGCGCTCGTCAACACGTCGCTGTCGGCGCCGCAGGCGAAGCGCGTCGTGTTCGGCGACATTGTGGAGCGCGTCAAGAATTCGCCGTGGTTCCAGAAGTACGCGCTGCCGGACCCGACGGTGCAGAGTGAGCTCCGGTTCCCGAAGAACATCGTCATTTTCCCCGCATCGAGCAGCGAGACCGCGCCGCTCGGTTACAACATTTTCATGGCGAACATCGACGAGGCCTCGTTCTTCACGCAGACGGACACGCACGACGTCGCGCAGGAGATACACGACGGCCTCGATCGCCGCATCACGTCGCGATTTGGAGAGGACGGGCTTTTGTGCGTGATCTCGTCGCCGCGATACGTCGATGATTTCACGGAGCGCAAAATGGAGGAGGCGCGCACGAACCCGCTCGTGTCGGCCAAGCGGCGCGCGACGTGGGAGAATAAGCCCGAGGACATCGAGATGATCGCGCGTGGTGAGACGTTCGAGCTTGTTCACCCGCAGAGCGGCGAGACGGTGAAGATCCCGAAGAAGTACGAGAAGGCGTTCCGGCGCAACCCGATGAAGGCGTGGCGCGACTTCGGAGCGGTGGCGTCGCTCGCGCTCGATCCGTACCTCGACATGAACGAGCAGGAGCGCATCGCGGCGATCGTCGCGGCAGGCGCACCGGTGCCGTGCGTGGCGAATGCGATCGATCCGAGTTTCGCGCCGGAGCCGGGGCTCATGTACTACGTCCACATCGATCTCGGGCAGCGCCGCGACGCGTGCGGGTTCGCAATGGGAGCGATGAACGCGCAGGGCGTCGTGAAGGTGCCGCTCATATTGCGCATCGTGTCGGAGCTTCGCGCGCAGGAGCTGCGGGCAGGCGGGCAGACGTTCGACATGATCCTCGGGCGTGATCAGATCTCGTTCGACGCGGTGCGCGAGATCGTGTACGCGCTTTCGGAGCGCGGGTTTCCGATCATGTGCGTGTCGTACGACCAATTTCAGAGCGTCGACTCGCGGCAGATCCTCGAGGGGCGCGGGTACTTAACGAAGTTAATTTCTGTCGATCGGGACATGAAGGGTTACGACACATTTAAAGACCTGTTAAACATGTCAAGATTTAATTGTTGCGCTCACGCCCACTTCTTGCTAGAGTGCAAGCGTTTGGAGCTCCGCGACGGGAAGAAAGTCGATCACCCGCCGCACGGCTCGAAGGACTGCGCCGACGCCGTCGCCGGTGTTTGTCTATCGATCGCCGAAAGCTTCGACGTCGTGGTGGAGGAAGAAGAAGTTCAGACGGATGATTTCGACCGCGTCGAGGTGACCCCGCAAATATGAGAATCTTCGGCATCGAGATCGGCAGCGCAAAGCAGTCCGATCAGATCCGTGAGAATCTCCAAGATCTCGAGCGTAAGCTCGAGGATCTCGGGTGGGTGTCGATGTCGGGGCAGACGGGCTTGTCGCAGACGCTCGCGCGCGAATCGTATGTGCGCATGGTGCAGCGTTCCCGCCTTGCGTGGATTAAGTCGCCGGCCGTCGGGCAGGCGATCAACATCATCACGACGTACACCTTCGGCGAGGGCATCACGAAGCCCAAAGCCAAAGACCCCGAAGTTCAAGAGTTCATCGATCGGTTCTGGAACGATCCAGACAACCGACTCACCTTTACGAAACCCCAGTCCCAGGTCAAAGCGTCGAATAAGCTCGTGTACGACGGCGAGCTCTGTTTCGTCATGCAGCCGGACCCGGACGGCTCGACGTATATTTCCCTCGTAGACCCCCTCTCGATCGTCGACGTCATCGTCGACAAAAACAATGCGATGCGCACGCTTTTTTACAAGCGGCAGTTCGGCAGCGTGACGCAGTACGTCGCGGACTGGCAGAACGCGGCCGCGCTGCGCCGGGAATCCGACGGCGCGGAGGAGTTCGCGAAGCAGCTGAAAGATTACAGCATCCCCGCCGAAAACGTCATCGAAGACGCGTACATCTATCACGTCAAGATCAATAACGACGCGCTCGACAAGCGCGGCGTCCCAATGGTCTACCGCGCGCTCGACTGGGTGAATTCGCATTCGGGCATCTCGAGCGACATGTCGAGCTTCATCCGCGCGCAGAGCCAATACGCTTTGAAGAAAAAGATCAAGGGTTCGAAGTCGCAGGTCGAGGCGATGCGCACGCGGTACGCGCAGAACACGCAGCTCACGAACCCGGCGCGCGGCGCGGGATCCACGATCATGGAGAACGAGCTCGTCGAGAATTCGGCGATCGAGTTGAAACCCGGAAGCGGGCAGCTTTTCGAGGTCGGCATCCGTCGGTCGCTTCTCATGGTGTGCGCGGCGTTCGGCCTCATGGAGCATTATTTCGGCGATCCGTCGACGGGCAACCTTGCGACGGCCACGGCAATGGAGCTGCCGATGCTCAAGGCGTTCAAGGCGAATCAAAAAATGTGGGAGGGTATCGTCCTCGATCTTCTGGGGTGGGAGCTCGACCGGCGTCTCGAGGCGCGCAGCACCGCCGCACTCGAGTACAACCCGACGAAGAATCGCCTGTACGTGCGGCAGGGCATGGATTTCGATCGCACGATCGACGTCGACTTCCCGCCGATCCTCGAGGTCGACATCAAAGCACTCGCCGAGGGGCTCGGGACCGCCAAGTCGAAGCAGCTCATCCCGACGGAAACCGCGCAGCGGCTTTTCATGCAGGGCTGCGGCGTGAACAACATCGACGACGAGATGAAGAAAGAATTCGACGAGCCGATCGCGTTCGACCCGGGCATCGGCGGCGGGGCGTTCGGAGCCGGTGCGCCGAATCGCGAAGCGGGTGTCGCGACGTCCGGGTTTTCGACGCGGCGCAACCCGGCCGTGCGCCTTGCGGACAAGAATCGGCGCGTCATCGCGCGGATGAACGGATACGCGCGCGAGCTCGGCGGCGTGTTCAAGAAGTTCACGACGGAAGCGGCCAACAGCGCGACGTTTCACATGGTGCAGGGCGACATCGTGAACGGCGGCCGCACGTCGAACGAGAAGTGGAAGATCAAAGAGATCGCGGTCGAGAAGTCGGCGAAGATCCTCGAGGACGGAATGCTCAAGCTCGCGGGCCGTTACATCCCGGAGGCCGTCGCGTTCGGCGAATCGTACGTCAAGTCGCGCGCGCTCAAAGAAGGCCGCATCACCGAGGCGCTCGGGCATTCGTTCGTCAAAGGTCAAATGGACTGGAACGAAGGGTATGTCACCGAATCGCTCGGGCCCGACGTTCGCCGGAAGCTCACGGCGCTCATGGGCGAGGAGTTCGAATCGGAGGCGGCCGCGAAGAAGGCCGTGCGCGAGGCGTCGCAGGCGTTCGCCAAGCGCGTCGGGTCGTACGCGGGCGCATTCTGGACGGTCGAGGAGCGCGCGGTAAAGCAGGCGGCGCGCGAGGCGGGCGGCATGGAGGCGAATTTCGTCGGCGTCGAGGACTCGAAGAACTGCCCGGGCTGCGAGGCCGCGATCGCGGGCAACCCATGGACCGCCGAGACGGTGCCGACGCCGGGAGACCAGGAGTGCCTCGGCGAGTGCAGGCACGCGATCCAGCTCGTCGGCGACGAAGCTCTGAGCGAATCCGACATCAAACTTTTGAAGGACGCCGAGGCCGATGCCAAGCGCGGGTTCCTTTTGTTCGAGGAATCGCGTGGAAGTTAAAAAGTGTGAGCGTTTGACAACGCATGCTGAATCGACTATAGTTTCGCTAAAGTTTCGGAGGGATCGATGAGGTTCACATTCACGCAGGAAGGCGGCAATTTCGTTGTCGCGCAGGAAGTCACCGGGCCCGTGTCCGGATCGGAGCGCATGCTCGCGATCGGCGGCGGCGTGAAGGCGAAGCTCGTCAAGACGAAGGAAGGCCGTTACGCGATCGCGTCGTTCTACTTCGACCGTGATCGTTTCGACAAGGCGCGCGCGAACGACTGGCTCGAGAAGCACATGAAGACCGTCGAGAAGGCGGTCGCGAAGGTGCAGGAATCCCTCCCGGTCGGTTCGTTCCAGGACATCACGCTGCGGCTGCAGAACGCGGTCAACTTTTCATCTTTCTTCCCGAAGAACGAATACGGCGACTCGCTCGCGTACGTGTGCTACGTTTTCGCCGATTACTGCGTCGTGGATTACGCGGGGCAGTATTTCCGCATGAACTACAGCGACGAGGCGGGGCAGATCCAGCTCGCCGATCCGACGCCGGTCGACATGACGTTCATCGCGCGCGAGAGCGCGGAGCATCGCCGCCGCGAGGAAGCGTTCGGACGCGCGAACGCCGAGGTCGAGGAAGGCGTCGAGAAGATCTCGGTCCGCGAGGCGACGTTCAACGAGGAGAAGCGCGAGGTCGTGGCTGTCCTCATCGAGGCGGGCACGAACTATTCCAAGAAGCGCCATTACCCGAAGAAGACCATTCAAGAGGCCGCGCCGCTTTTTGCGCAGCTCAAAAATTACATCGATCACCCGACGGCGCGCGAAGACGCGGAGAAACCCGAGCGGTCGATCAAGGACTGGGTCTCGACGATCGTCGAGAGTTGGTACGAAGAAGGAAAAGCGATGGGGCGCATTCACATCCATGACGATTATCTCTGGATGAAGATGAAAGACCCCGTGTTCAGAGAAAGCATCGGCTTGAGCATCAACGCGTCGGGCAAGCGTGGATTCAAAGAAATCGACGGCCAGCAAATGGAAGTGATCGAGGCCATCGTGAATCCGCGTTCCGTCGACTGGGTGACGGAGCCGGGCGCGAGAGGCCGGGTCGAGTACCTGCTCGAATCCGGGAAAATTAACGAGGAGAAGACCATGTTCAAAACGCTCAAAGAACTGCGCGAGGGTTGCGGCGAACTCGTGCGTACGCTCGAGACCGAGCTGCGCGCGACGATCACCGGAGAGCTGCGCGAAAGCTTCAAGGCCGAGAAGGACGCGGCCGTTAAGGAAGCCACGGCGCCGCTCGTGAAAGAGATCGAAGACATGAAGATCGCCGAGAAGGCCAAGATCCAGATCGCGAAGACCGCGAAGCTCATCAGCGAATCGAAGCTGCCCGACGAAGCGCAGGTGCGCCTCTGCGAGAGCTTGAAGGGCCGCGTGTTCAAGGACGACGCGGAGCTCGAGACCGTCGTGAAGGAATCGATCACGAAGGAGCTCGAGTACGTCGCGAAGCTGTCCGGCAAGAAGGTCGGCATCGGCGGCGGCAAGAAGGACGAGACCGTGGTCACCGAGAGCGTCGCCGCCCTCGAAGACCGCATGGGCGTCGCGCCCGTGAAGGAAAAAGACAAGGAATAAACGTACCGCAGGCGCATCACCGCGTGCGTAACGCGGTACGGAAATGCGAGAGGGCATGAAGCCCAAAATTTTACGAAGTTTTTTCCGAAGGGGGTAAGTCATGCTGAACCTGAAAAACCCGCTCGGCCGTCGCGTGGACGTCAAGCCCGCGGCGCCCGTTTCTTCGGGAACCTTCACCGTGCAGAACCTGATCGCCGGTATCCCCGTGGCTCACGCCGTGGCGAACCAGACGGTCGCGTTCATCATGGAAGGCCTCGTCGCGCACACTCTCGCCATTGGCGGGACGCTCGCGGCGGGTTGCTTCCTGTACTGGGACCGGACGAACTCGCTCCTGTCCCTGGGTGCTGCGGCGAAGGATCTCGAGGTCGCGCAGATCGTCGACACGCTCGACTCGACGAACCAGGTCTATCTGCTCCGCTTGAACGTGGGCTTCCCGCGTGCGGCGGCAGGCAACGCGCAGTAAGAATTCGTTCCAAAGAAAAAATTAGTTTCATAAGCGAACCCGAGCGCGGACGGATAAGCGCGCAAAAGATCAACGAATGAGAGAGGGGGTGATATTCATGCGATTTAAAAAAGGTTCGCTTCTCAAGATTTGGTCGGAGCTCCGCGAAAGCGGTTCGCCGTCCGATTTCCCGAACATCATGGCCGACGTTCAGCACAAGATGCTCATCAAGGCATTCAAGGGCTGGCCGTCCTCGTGGAATCTGTTCTGCAAATCGACGACGGTCGACGACTTCAAGTCGCACAACCGGAAGTGGCTTTCTGAGATCCAGGATCTCAAGAAGCGGCTGCCCGGCGGTCCGTACCAGAGCGGCACGATGAAGGACTACGGCTACTCGATCGCGCTCGAGACTTTCGGCGAGACGTTCAACCTGCTTCGCGAGACGGTCATCAACGATGACCTGAACGCGTTTCAGGACGTCCCGACGAAACTCGGCCGCGCCGCGGGTCGCACGATCGCAAAGAAGGTTTGCGAAGTGCTCGAGTCGAATCCGAACGCGTACGACGGTTCGTCGCTGATCCGCGCGGCGAACAGCTCGTCCGACGCTCTGACGGCCGACGTCACCGGCATCGCGGCGGTGCAGAACGGCATGAAGGTCATCGCGACGGCCACGGATCCCCACACCTCGGAGATCCTCGGCATGCGCGCGAAGTACCTCGTCGTTTCGCCCGCGAAGGCCGACGTCGCCCAATGGCTGCTCAATTCGACGGCCATCGCGCGCGGCTCGACCGACGGTCCGAACTCGAACCCGCTCTTGTCGCCCGCGCTTTCCGGCGGGCTCACGCTCGTCGTGGAGCCGTATCTTACGGCGTTCCCGAACAGGTGGTATCTGTTCGCGGACCCGCAGGATCTGCACGCGATCGAAGTGACGATGCTCGAAGGACAGACGGAACCCGCGCTGCTCATGGCGCCTCCCGCCCAGAAGTTGGGCGGCGGCGACGATCAGTGGGGTTACGCGTACGACGACATCGAGTACAAGTGCCGCATGGACTGGGGAATTTCGCCTGCGTTCTACCAGGCGATCTTCAAAGGCGGCTCGTAAGGTTCCGCAAGCGTTTTCGTTTCGCGGTGGGGAGGGGTTTGAAACGCCCCGCCTCACCGCGAATTTTTTTATAAGGAGGGCGGCATGAGTTTCACGTATGTGCTTACGACGAGCATCGGACAGGTGCGGCTTCTGATCCGCGACACCGACAGCTCGAACGCTCTTTTCTCCGACGAAGAAATCACGGCACTGCTCAATTTGTACGACAACGACGTGAAGATCGCGGCCGCGAACGCGCTGCTTGCGATCTCGCATTCGAAGGCGTTGCTCGCGAAGTACAAGTCGGCCGGGAAGTACGCCGAGGACACGCGGTCGATCGCGAAGGAACTGCGCGAAGGTGCCAAGATGCTGCTCGAGCTCGGTCAAGTGCCCTGGGACACGGTCGCGGAGCAGACGTTCGGGCCCGCCGACGAGCGCGCGCTGCAGGACCGCGAAGACATTCGAGGCGAGGCATAAATGCCGCTCGACAAGTGGTACGACTTCCCGCACTGCACCGTCCCGGTAGTGCGCGCGCGTGTGCAGGAGATCGTGAACCGGGCCGAGGGGCCGCGCGTCCTCGAGGTCGGGTGCAACGAGGGGTTCGTCGCGAAGGCGCTCATCGAAAAAGGCCTCGAGGTCGTGGCCGTCGACAACCGCAAGGAAGCGCGCGACGCGGCCCTGCAGACGTTCGGCATCGAGGCGGTCAACGCGGACATCAACGCGCTGCCGTACGCCGACGGCGAGTTCGACACGGTGATCGGTGCGGAGATCCTCGAGCACCTGCCGAACCCGGGCAAAGGGCTCGCGGAGCTTTTTCGCGTCGCGTCGAAGCAGGTCATCATCACGGTCCCGGTCGGAAGCTACTGGAACGGCGAGCTCACGCACGCATGGCAGCTCAACGGCTCCTCGATCGAGCACGATCACGGCGTCGTGAAGCCGCACGTGAAAGAGGTTTTCGTCATCGAGTTCAGAAAGATCCGGCAGCTCGTCGGCGGGTCGTACGAGAACGTCCACGAAGGACACGGTGACCGATGAAAAAGAGCATCGCGGACCTTAAGGGAATCTGGAAGGGCGAGGACGTGTACGTCGTGGGCTCGGGCTCGAGCGTCGACAGGTTCCGCGGCCTCGGGTTCCTCGAAGGAAAGAAGGTCATCGCGATGAACGACGTGTGGAAGTGGGTTCGCGCGGATTTCATGATCTGCACCCACGCCGACACGTTTACCCGCGCGCGCGGGCAGGGGCTGAAATGCGTCGTGTCGGCCCTCGACCTGCATGAAGGCGGCGGCACGCCGAACGACGTCGAGACGCCGGAAGATTATTTCGTGTTCGGCACCGGGAAGGTTTTCGACTTCGAGAAGAACCTCGAGGACCTCGGCAGCGATGACCGGCTTTGCCTCGGGAACACGATCTCGGTCGCGGCCGTGAACCTCGCGGCACACCTGGGCGCCAAGACGATTTTCCTCATCGGCGTGGACTGCGCGGCGATCGAGGGCAAGGTGAATTTCGGGGAGTACTTCAACCGCGCGGAGATCCCGCAGATGCAGGCGTCGGGGTCGATCGAGGCGTGGCGGCTTCACATGAACGACGCGTTCGTGCGGAACGTCCGAGAGCTCTCGGCGGTCCGCGCGCGCGTGAAGGAAGTTTACGGAGCGGACGTCGTGTCGATCACGCCGTTCATCGGACTAAAATGCGAGGGGGTTTCCGTGAAAGATCAGCTGTCGGCGGCAGAAGTAAGCAGGCTCGGATGATTCTGGGGGACGATCCGAAAATGAGCGTGCAGCACCTCATCGAGAGCATCGCGCAGGAATCGGCCTCGCTTGCGGTGCCGGAATGGCTTAAGGTCGACGAGAACTGGAGCTCGGCGTATTACCGCTTTCTGTACCTCATCGCCGATCGCTTCCGTCCGTCGCTCATGGTGGAGCTCGGCACGTGGCGCGGGACGTCTTCGATGTGCCTCGCGGAGGGCAATCCGTCCGGGCAGGTGGTGACGATCGACATCGGGGACCAGGTGTACGAAAAGACGCGCCGCCCGAACGTGACGTATCTTCTCGGCGACAGCTTGAAGCCGACGGAGCACAAGGGGATCGAGCTTCTTTTCATCGACACCGAGCACAACGGACTGCAGCCGCTCATGGAGTTCCAGGCGTGGTATCCGAAGCTCGCGCGGCGCGCGATCGTTTTTTTCGACGACATTTCTTTGAACGAAAGAATGCGGGAGTTCTGGACGAGCTTTAATCCGGGGCATCCGAAGATCAGTCTCCCCGTTCACGGCGATGCGGGGTTCGGTGCGGTGTACGTCAACAAGGAGGCATGCGAATGAGGCCGATGAGGGTCTTACACGAACTGAATCAGCTCGACATGGGCGGCGCGGAGCGCGTCGTTCTGGGGATCGTGAAGCACGACAAGGCGAACGAGCATTCCGTCTACACCTACAAAGACGGCCCGATGCGGCCGCTTCTCGAGGCGGCGGGGGCGAAAGTGTTCGTCGAAGACAAGAAGACCGAGCACAACCTCGTCATGGACATCATCCACGTGCACACTGGCGGCGAGCCGTCCAACATCGCGACGAGCGTGCAGGGATCGATCTGCACCGTCGAGACCGTGCATTCGCCGATCGTGTCGGCCGTCCGCGAAAAGTTCGTGTGGCAGCGCATCGGCGTGTCGTGCGTCGTTTCGAAGATGAACCGGAAATGCACGACGATCTATAACGGCGTCGACGTCGATCGTCTCGAGACGCCGGAAGACATGACGCCGGCCGATTACAAGGAAAAGCTCGGCATCCCGCGCGACGCGTACGTCATCGGGCGCATGGGGCGCCTCGGGTACGACAAGGGCGTGGAGCAGTTCCTCGCGGCGTGTTGGATCATCCAGCAGCAGCACCCGGACACGTGGATCCTGATCGGTGGCGGGGAGGCCTCGAACGCGAAGGGGTATCTCGGCAAGATCAAGGTCATGGCGGCATCGTTCCCGCTCAAGAACGTCGTTTTCACCGGAGAGACGGACGACGCGCGCACCGTGTATTCAGCCATGGACCTTTTCATGTATCCGTCGGCGACGGAGGGCTTCGGGCTCGTGCTGCTCGAGGCGGCCGCGTCCGGCGTGGCGGTGCTCACGTGGGAGAACGCGGTCACGCGGGAGCTGCTCCTCGGGAACGCGATGCTCGTCAAGGAACACGACGTCGAGCAGCTCGCCGCGCGCGCGATCTATCTGCGCGAGAGGCCGTCGATCCGCGAGGAGTTCGCGCAGCGCGGGCAGGAGCACGTGCTCGCGCATTTCACCGAGCGCGAAATGTCGCGGCGGTATTCCGAGCTTTACCAGAAGCTCGCGGTCGAGAACGGACTCGACCTGCTCAACATGGAACCCCAGGAGGCGCAGGGTGCCGAGGTTTGAGGACGAGTTTCGCCTCATTCTGAACCACACCGTCAAGGTGGCGCGGCGCACCGGATACACGGCCACGGCCATGGGGGACCGGCGGTGGACTGGCGAGACCGTCATCGCGGCCGCCATGTCGTGCTACTGGGAAACGATCTCGGGGCTGCAGAAAAGAAAAGAGCCCGGAGATTTCAAGTACGGCGATTACCGGATGTTCGCCAGGTACAACGAAGACGTGCAGGTCGGCGATCTTCTTTATCCGGTGTCGGTGATCGTCGGGCTCACGCTCGGCCGCGTTACGGAGGTCGAGCCGATGTTCGACTTCGACGGCAACACACATCACATCGAGGCGCTTGTGGAGAAGGTCGCATAATGCACCCGGACAGCTTAAAGCTCATGGCCGAATTCAAGAATAAATACGCGGACCGGCTCGCCGGGAAGCGGCTTCTTGACGTCGGGAGCCAGGACATCAACGGGTCGTATCGGCATATTTTCAACGGCGTGGTGACGGAGCATGTCGGACTCGATGCGGCGCCCGGCGAAGGCGTCGACGTGGTGTCGAACAAGGAAGACGTTTTTCCGTTCAAGGACGCCGAGTTCGACGTCGTGATCTCGGGGCAGACGCTCGAGCACTGCAGGCGTCCGTGGAACACGGTGAAAGAGATCGCGCGCGTGCTTAAGCCGGGCGGCATCATCTGTCTCATCGCGCCGTGGAGTTTTTTCGTTCATAAGGGGGAGCTTTGCCCGCTTGACTGTTGGCGAATTCTGGATGACGGCATGCGGGTTTTGATCGAAGACGCGGGACTTCGTGAGCTCGAGATTTTCAGCTACGCGGACGACTGCGTGGGAATAGCGGAAAAAAAACAGGAGAATTTATAATCATGCGACTCATGCCTCAGAGAGAAGGCGTAAAAGCTTCGGTGATCGTGGTGAGCTTCAACACGATCGAAGACACGGCCCGGTGCGTGGACTCGGTGTTTCGTAACACGGAAAACTTCGAGCTCATCGTGGTCGACAACGGATCGACCGACGGGAGCGTCGGGTATTTGAGAGAGCTTGCCGCGCGGCACAAGAACGTCAAGCTCATCGAGAACCCCGACAACCGCAACTTCGGGCCCGCGAACAACCAGGGCGTCGAGCTCGCGGAGGGCGAGCGCATCGTGTTCCTCAATTCGGACACGATCGTCACGGCGAAGTGGATCGAGATGCTCGACATCTGCATGCGCCACGACGAGAAGATCGCGATCGTCGGGCCGTGCGGATCGAATTCCGCAGGCCGTCAAATGGTCGGCGACATCCGAAACGGCCGCAATTTCGACGAGGCGGCGCTCGAGTGGACGCGCGCCAATGCCGGGAAGTACCAGGAGGCGGGCCTCGTGTTCGGGTGGTGCATGTTCGTGTCGCGCGAATTCCTCGAAGGCGAGGAGTACGCGTTCGACCCGCAGTTCGTGAACGCATTCGAGGACAACGACCTTTGCATGCGCGCGCGTACGAAAGGGCTTCGGATTTTCATTGACTTCGGGACGTACATTTACCACATCGGGCAGCGCAGTTTCAAGGCGTCCATGAAGGACAAATTTTACAGCGACTACCTCTTGAACGGCCGCAAGAACCAGGAGCTCTTTTACGCGAAGTGGGCGGCCGCCGAGAAGCCGAAGCTCATCGCGGTCTACCGCATCGCCAACTGCGAGGCGTACATCGCGAAGTCGCTCGAGCAGACGTCGAAGTTCGCGGACGAGATCATCTGCCTTTTCGCCCGGTCGAAGGACCGCACGAAAGAGATCGCGCTGTCGTTCCCGAAGGTGAAGTTCTGGGAGGAGTGGCACGAAGACGCGCACCCGTTCGACGAGCAGGCCGAGCGGGACTGGCTCCTGCAGGCGGCGATCGCGCGCGGCGCGGACTGGATCATCTCGATCGACGGCGACGAGGTGTACGAGGACAAGTTCGTCAACATGGCGCCCGAGCTCATCCGTCCGAAGAACCCGCAGATCATGGGCTATTCGTACTTCTGGCGCACGATCTGGGAGGAAGAAAACGGTGTCGAGAAATATCGTGCTGACGGAATTTTCGGAGGGTTCCAGAATTGCCGGTTCTTCCGAGTACTTCCCGGCATGCGGATCCGGGAAAATTCAAACGTGTATAACCATCATTGCGGGAGTGCGCCGTCGATTCCCCCGGAAAACGTATCGTGGCTCAACATCCGGGTCAAGCATCTGGGGTACGACACCGAGGCGCAGAGAAAGCGCAAATATGAGTTCTATCGAAATGCGGATCCGCGCCCTGTTCGGGCTGACGTAGGCAACGAGGATTATCATCACCTCATCGACAAGAACGTCACGGTGAAGAATTACCGCGAGAAGAACGACATCTCCGTCATGGTGGTGTGCAAGGACGAGGAGGAGCTCATCGGGCAGATGCTCACGAACATCGAGCCGATCGCCGACGAGATCGTCATCGTGGACACCGGGTCGACGGACCACACGATCGACGAGGTGATCCGCTTCGGGCGGCTTTTTAACCGCAAGGTGAGGATCTTCGAGAAGAAGTTCGACGTCGACGAAAACGGCCGGCTGCTCAATTACTCCGAGGCGAAGAACTGGGCGAAGATGCAATGCCGCGGCGCGTGGATTCTCAACATGGACTGCGACGAGCTTTTCATGCAGGAGGACGTCCACAAGCTGTTCAACTTCATCGACGAGGAGTGCGACGGGTTCCTTTTTTCCGTCATCAATTATCTCTCGATGCCGAAGTCCAACAAGCCGCAGGAAAACGAGTACTCGATCTCGGAGACGATCCGGCTTTACCGGAACATTCCCGAAATCTTTTACTCGGGCCTCGTCCACGAATCGCTCGAGGAATCGATCGCCGCACGCTGCCGGGCGCATCGGGGTTACGTCGTTCAATCCCCGGTCGCGCTGCATCATCGGGGCTATCTCAAGACGCAGGACCGCGTGCGCGAGAAGATCAACCGCTACGAGAAGATCAACATGCGGCAGTTCGCGATCTCGGGCGAGAAGGACCCGCGGCCGCTTTTCAACATGGCACTGCATTACCTTAACGACGGCGACACCGAGAAGGGCATAGAGTGCTACAAGAAGACGCTCGAGCTCGACCCGGCGTTCTGGCGTTCAAAGCAGAACCTCGGGTTTCATCACCTGAACGAGGCGAAGAAGCTCCTCGCGGGCGCGATGCAGGACATCCCGGAGTCATACAAAAAGAACAACAAGATCAACGAGATCCTGGACATGCTCAATAAATTCGAGTTCGGCATGAAGAAGGTCGGCTAAATGGCGCGCGCCTCGGTCATCGGCGGGGAAACGGTCGCGCGGAACATGCGCGCCGTGCAGCGCCGTTTCCTCGAAGGCGTGAACCGCGACATGCGGAAGGTCGCTTCACTCCTCGATTCGAAGGTCATGTCGAGGATCTCTCTCGGCGATCATTCGCTCGATGACCTTGCGGCGCTCGGGCATCCGTACGCCCGGCGCGCGCCGCAGGCGATCCATGACCCGCAGTACGCCGTCCACACGCAGAGCGGGGAGCTGCTCGCGTCGAAGTTCTCCGGCACGGAGGACGCGACGGTGACGGGCGGCGGCAAGCTCACGGCCGAGGCGTACGTCGGGGTTTCGGAGAGCGTCGACCACGCGCTGTTCGTCATCCTCGGGACGTCGAAGATGATCCCGCGCGACTTCCTCACGGGCTCGCTCGAGGAGTGCCGGGAGCAGGCGTTCGACCTTCTGCGGGCATCGATGAAGAACACGATCGTGAGCTTCAACGGCGAAAAGGTGAAGTTGTGAGCACGGCATCGGTCGCGGCGCGGGTCATCGAGAAGATCATCGCGAAGCTTAAGACCGTTTCCGACATCACGTCGCGGGTCGGGTCGGGTGCGAATGCCAGGATCTACGGCGCGCACATCTCGACGGTGGTCGACGCGGCTTTCCCGGCGATCTCGATCATGGTGTCCTCGGGCGCGCGCGCGGTGACCGAGGGCGGCATGACCACGCTTTCGCTTCAGATCGACATCTGGATGAAGGGGGCCGGGCAGGGCGGCAAGGACGGTGCGACGTGGGACGACGTCATGGAAGTGCAGCAGGCCATTTCGAACGAGCTTCACCGGAACGGCGGGTGGGACAACACGATCGGCATCAAGATATTCGAGATCACGAACACGCTCGAGGGCCCGCAGATGTACGAGACGGCCGACGGCGTGCTACATTATCCGTCAAGGTGGAGGGTGCGCGCAGCGATATGAAGACCGAAGCGAAGGAGCAGGAGCTTTTCAAGATCGTGTGCGGCAAGTGCAATTTCATCATCGCCATGACGGACCGCGCCGAGATCATGGTGAAGAACAAGGACACTTATTTTTACGTTCGCGGCGGGATCGTTACGATCATCTGCCGCGGGTGTGGCGCGCCGAATTACTGCTGCGACGAGAAGTTCGAAGCGGCGAATCCGGCAGAAGCCGCGAGTGTGAAGGGCATCGTGAACATTGTCGAAGCGAAGTTCGTTCGGTGGCTGCGACGACCGCCGTTTGAAGAAGGCAGCATAAAAGGATAGGAGTGAATCATGTATAACAACCCTTCGGGGGATTTCACGCGCGTCTCGATCGGACCCGGTCGCCTGTACTTGGGCGCCGCCGGTTCGACGCCCGCGATCGAGGTCGGTTACGTCAAAGGCGACGCGGCGATCACGTTCAAGCGTGAGCAGGTGGAAGTGCGGCAGGGTTCGCCGCAGACGATCATCGACGCGCTCGTGAAGGCCGAGGATCTCATGTTCGAGATCAACGGCATCGAGTGGAACCTCGACATGCTCGCGTACGTGATCGGAGACGGTTCGACGTCCGTGTCCGGCGCGGACGAGATTTTCCGCATGGGCGGGAAGCCGACGGTCAACAAGCGCGCGCTGCGGTTCGTCCACATCGCCGCCGACGGATCGACGATCGATCTGCACATCTTCAAGGTGATCGGCGAAGGCACGATCGCGGTCGGTGTGAAGGCCGAAGACACGCATGAGTTTCCGTACAAGTTCAAAGCGATCGACCCGAACGCCTCGACGGACTGGGCCGGTGCCACGCTTTCGAACGGGCAGAAGCTCTGCAAGATCATCCGCACGCGGGTCTAAAGAAAAACCGAACAACAAGCGAGGACGAGATGAAAAGCAACAGCGAGTCCGAAATGGAAGTCATCATGGGGCAGCCCGTGGACGTGAAGCTCGCAGGCCGGGAGATCCGGGTCGAGCAAATGTCCATGGACGCTCAGATCGAGGTCGTCGACATCTACGTCGCGGCCGCGAACGAGAAGGGCATGAAGCCGATGTTCGACGTCATGGTGCGCGTGTGCGCCAAGGCGACGGGCATCGATGAGCAGGAGATCCGCACGAAGTCCGTGCTCGTCGAGATCGTCGAAGCTTTCACGAAGGTGTGGAAGCAGAACGGCCTCGATTTTTTATTGCAAAGGGTGCGTCGCCTCAACAGCATGTTCGATCAAAAGGCGTAACGCTCCCGCGAATCGTCTCAGAGGTCGCGGCGGCGACAGGCAGGTCGCCGCGGCAGGTCGCGAAGTCCATGAGCTATCAAGAGGTCATGCTCATGCACCGTCACCTGCAGGCGGCGCAGTTCGACCGCCTCGAGGACCAGGCCAAGCTCGTGTGGGCGATCGCGAACGGTTGGACGAGACCGACGGTCGTGACGATCGAGGACGGCGGCGCGGAGATCCTTAAAGGGTTGGGCATCATGGAGGACGCGGTCTAATGGTCATGGGTGTCGGAGATCTCGGACGGCTCGTCGTAAGAATCGGCGCGGACTCGACGGAGCTCAACAAAGAGCTGCAGAAGTCCGAATCGAGCGTCCAGGGGTTTGCCGGAAAAATGGACGACATCCTCGGCGGCGTGAGCTTCTTCGCTCTCGCCGCCGGGTTCACGAAGGTCATCACGTCGGCCGTGAATTACGGCGACGAGTTGAACCGCCTTTCGAAGACGACGGGCCTCGCCGCGCAGGAAATCGCCCGCCTCAAGTTCGCCGCCGAGCAGACCGATTCATCCATGGAAGGCATCATCACCGGGTTCCGCACCCTCTCGCGGAACATGTTCGAGGCCTCGACCGGGAACAAGGAAGCGCAGCACCTTTTCAACCAGCTCGGCATCGAGATCCGCAACACCGACGGATCGCTCCGGCATTACAACGACGTCATGAAGGAAGTGTCGGACCGGCTTCGCGGCATGAAGGACGAGGCGGCCGTCATGGCGATCGGGCAGAAGCTGCTCGGGCGGTCGTTCGTGGAGAACGCGAACTTCTTCCGCGCGGGGTCGCAGGAGCTCAAGAACCTTGACGATCAAGCGAAGAAGCTCGGCATGAACAAGGGGCTCGACCAGTTCGCCGCCCGCGCGGACAAGGCGAAGGACGCGTGGAAGGGCTTTGCGTCCGGGTTCATGACGTTGTCGGCATTGTCGCTCAACAACATGATCACCGAGTGGAAGGGGAATTTCGATAAGCTCGCAGCACTCAAGGATCAGCTCGAAGCCCTCATGTTCGGCGCGGAGAAGGGGCCCGTCGAGAATTCGGGCCGGGCGAATTTCATGCGGTCGCTCGGGCTTCCCGAAGGCGGGCAGGAGGCGAGCGTCCCCGAAAAGAAGCCGCCGCAGTTCTTCGACAACAAAAATTCTCTTTCCAACATGGGCGCGGAAGACGCCCAGATGCGCGCGCCCGAAAATTTTTACAAGGGCGACATCGGCCGCGCAGGCGAGGACATCAAGAAGTTCAATAAAGATTTTCTGGACATGGCGCAGAGCATTCAAAACGTTTGGAAAGTCTCGATGACGACTTTCACGACGAGCTTCGGCAGCGCCTTCGCGGAGATGATCGGTCACGGCAAGAGCTTCGGCGACGCGATCAAGGGTTTGTGGGAGGACATGAAAATGGCGGTCCTCAAGGCGATCGGCGAGATGATCGCAAAGTGGATGGTCTTCATGGCCTTGAAAGCGGCCGGGGGCGGCTTTGGCTTGCCGTTCCTGTCCCAGGGCGGCGTGTCCATGCGGGCGGGCGGCGTATCGGCCCGGGCGGGGCTCCTTTCGGCCGCAAACGGGGTCATGACGACGGGGCCCATGGGCGAGACCGGCATTCCGGCGATCATTCACCCGAACGAGATCGTGTCCCCGATCGGGAAGTTCTTCGACGCGATCAAGTCCATGGCGCCTCGCAACATCAAAATCAACGTCTTCGAATCGCAGGACCCGCGCGGCACCGCTGAAATGGTGGCGCTCGAAGTCGAACGCAGAACGAGGAGCGTCTAAGTGGCGGCAATTTTCACACTTCAATTCGGCACCTTCGCTTTCCCGAACCAGACGTTCGAGATCCTCGGGCATGAGCTCGGGCTCGACACGCCGGCCGCAGACATTCGTCGGCGCGACGGCGGGTCGGTCTTGAACGGATACCTCCGGCCGAAGCGGTTCATCATCCGTGGCCGCGTGTACGGCGAGGATCACGGAAGTGTCCTCAACGAAATCAACACCTTGAAGCGCGCGCTGCACAACGGCGGCGAGGCCGCGAATTTCAGATATGAGGGCGATCGGTACGTCCCGCAGGTGCGCCTCGCGGGCGACGGCATCGCGGCGATGTTCGAGCCGGGGCTCTACGGCAACATGTACAACGTCGAGGCGGTCATGATCGCCGAGCGGCCTTTTTCCGAGAGCGACACGCAGCGTTCGCAGACCGGGACGCGCACGAACAATTCCGCGCTCGAGCAGGTCGTGAACAACGGCAATTATGCGACGAACCCGGTGTTCACGTTCGTCGGCGGCACGTGGCCGTTCTCGAACGATCTTCGCGTCGAGAACCTCGGGAACTCGCACTGGTTTGCGTGGGCGGGGCCGTTCCTGGCCGGGCAGACGCTCGTCATCGACTGCGACGCGGGGTGCGTGCTCCTGCAGGTCGGGCTCACAATGGTCGACGCGATCTCGTACTTCTCGGGGAACCTTTTCTTCGCGATCGAGGACGGCGGCGTGAATCAGCTCGTCATCAATGCCGCCACACTCGGGTACACGATCACGAACCGCGACAGGTGGTACATTTAAATGGCAGGCATCGACGTAAACGCTATTGCGTGTTTGCACTTAAACGGAACGAACGGTGGCACGTCCTTCCCGGATGCGTCGCAGTACGCGCTGTCGTTCTCGGGCGTCGGCAACGCGCAGACGTCGACGGCTCAGTCCAAGTTCAACGGTTCGTCGCTTCTTCTGGACGGCTCGGGTGATCGCGTTCACACGGCAGACTTCGCGGCGCTCGACGTCGGGACCGGAAATTACACCGTTGATTTTTGGGTTTATTTCGTAAGTCTCGCATCCGGGCTTTGCTGCTTCACGGAGTGGGGAACGTATTCGTCGGCGGGTTTTCTTATCCAACTTTCCGGCACGACGCTGCAGGTGTACGTCAACAACTCCCCGAGGAACTGGACGTGGTCGCCGTCGACCGGGACGTGGTATCACTTCGCGCATGAGCGTTATAACGGGAATCTTTACGCGTACGTCGGCGGTACAAGTCTCGGCGCGGGGCAGGCGAGCACCGAAAATATATCCGGCAGCTCGAGCGGGCTTTCGATCGGCGACACGCATTCGCTTGCGGATCGCGCGGTGAACGGTCACATGCAGGAGTACCGGGCCTCGGATATTTCGCGGTATAGCGGAAGCAATTTTACCCCGGAGACTTCGCCGTATTCGAGCGGGTCGGCGTCCACGACGCTGCCGGAAAGAAACTTCCCGCGCGGCGTCGGCCGTGGCGTAATGCGATACGCGAAAGAGAAATTTGAAAAAGCAAAGAACGGGCTCTGGATGCCCGACAGAAAAATCATCGTCCCCGGATTCGGGCTTAAAGGAGCGTGTGTATGATCATTCTCGCAAAGTACGGAACGGCTCTCACGGTCCGCATTCCTCTCATCAAGGCCGGGTCGAACAATTTCGCGGTGGGCGCGGATTACACGCCGGTCGCCGGGGACACGAAGATCACGCGGGACGGCGGCGGCGCGCAGAACACCGTCAACAACCCGGCCGCCCTCGTCATGGGCAACGGCGCGATCTGGACGCTCGTGATCGCCGCGACAGAGCTGCAGTCCGCGGAAGTTGTCATCACCTGCATCGACGCGGCCACGAAGGCGATCGAGGACCAGGCGCTCATCATCCACACCTATGGCAACGCCTCGGCGCGGCACGCGGTGGATCTGAACGACGCGGTGCGCGCGGGCCTCACGGCGCTTCCGAACGCGGCCGCAGAAGCGGCTGGCGGGTTGTACACGCGCGGGACTGGCGCGGGGCAGATCAACCAACCGCAGAACGGACGCGTCGACGTGAACGTGGTCGGCATGACGACCGACGTGATCACGGCGGCCGTCATCGCGGACAACGCGATCGACGCCGGAGCGATCGCAGCGAACGCGCTCACGGCCGCAAAAATTGCCACGGACGCGATCGGAGCTTCTCAGATCGCCAACGGCGCGATCACGGCGGCGAAGATCGCCACGGACGCGATCGATGCCGACGCCCTCGCGGCCGACGCCCTCACCGAGATCGCGGCGGCGTGTTGGAACGCTGCGGCCGCGACGTACACGGCTTCCGGGTCCATGGGCGAGAAGCAGAACCTCATGCCGATGCGCCTCAAGAAGAACACCGCGTTCACGAACTTCATGTTCTTCCTCGCGGACTCGAGCGGCAACGGTGTCGCCGGGGAAAGCGTCACCGCGCAGCGATCGCTCGACGGTGCGGTCTTCGGCGCGTGCGCGAACGCCGTTTCGGAAGTGTCGGGCGGGTGGTACAAGATCTCGCTCGCGTCGGGAGATCTGAACGGCGACGTGGTCGCCTTGAAATTCACGTCCACGAACTCGAAAGGATACGGCGTCGTCGTCGTGACGAACCCTACCGCATGATCCTGCGCCAAGAGTACGGGGCGGTCGGCAACCGCCAAAACGGAGATTATTTCGAACCGCGCGCGTTCGTGCAGTTCGGCATGGACAACCCGCTGCCGATCGTCACGCGCGCGCGGCCGGTCTCGACGTACTGGATTCACCTTTTTGACAACTTCGGGAACCTGCGTTATGCGCTCGAGCGGGTCGCGATCGCCGATTACGACTTCAACCGGAACGGCGGCTGCGGGCAGGCGATCATCGAGATCGCGCGCGATCACGAATTCTTGAAGGCGTATATCCCGCCGAAGTCTTCGATCAAGCTTTACGTGAACGGTGTGCTCCGGTACACCGGGAAGCTTCTGCGCGTGAAGCGCCGCACGGAGCCGGGGAAAGAGGCCGTCATTCTCACGTGCTACGGATACATCCTCGACCTCGCGAAGATGATCGTGTCGGACACGTTCGAGGGCATGGAGGTGTCGGCGATCGTGAAGTCGATACTGGATTCGACGGTCGTGCCGGGCTCGGAGATCACGTACGACGCGGCAGACATTGAGGTCACGGATTACTCGGTGAGCTCGATCACGTTCAACCATACCGTGAAGGACGCGTTCGCGTTCCTCGCGGATCTCGCGGGGTCGGTGGAGTGGGGCGTCGACAGGAACAAAAAATTCTATTTCAAGCGCACCGATCCGATTGTGCGCCGGGTGTGGGTCAAGGGCCGCGAGGTGGAATCGTGGGAGGAGGACCGAAACGACGAGCCGGTCACGAACACCCTTCGCGTGTTCGGGCAGGACGGCACGGAGCCGCTCGTCACCTTGTCGGCGCAGCTTTCGGTCAACACCTTCGGCACGCGCACCGACAACGTATTCGAATCGGCGATCACCGAAGTCTCGGACGCCAACCGTTACGGCACCGTCATTTTAAAGAAGCTCGCATCGTCGACGCGCAGCATCAAGGCGCGGCTCGTCCTCGTCGATCCGTTCATCGAGCTCACGACGCCGCTCGGGGCGACGGCGATCAACACCGACATGTTCAGCGCGATCAAAAAGTACGGCCACACCCACAAGTACGGCCGCACGAACCAGTACGGCAATTTGAAGCGCGATCAGATCTCGGCGATCCGTTATAAAATTCAGAACGGCGGCATGTACGCCGAAGTGACGCTACAGGGCGACGTGCCGAATCTCGGCGATCAGCAGAAGCGCGTCGAGTTCGAGATCCGCAACCTTCAAAGGAGATAAGTCATGGCGGCAGCGATTCCGGCAACGGTCCCGGTCTTTACGGTCCTCATCGATGATCTCGATGACATTCTGGCAGAGCATCAGAACACCCCGAACGACGAGATCTCGGCACTCGCGACGCTCGTCGGGATGATCGGGTCGGGGCTCACGCAGGCGTCCTCGATCGATTACCTCGAGTTCATCCGAAAGGCGCGGCAGAGCTTCCGTCTCGTGTGGACGAGCACGACGGTCGTGACCGCCTCGGCGGGCGAGATCGTTTGCACGAACGCGGGCGGCACGCAGCGCGTCGCGAGGAAGAACACGTCGACGACGGCGATCGACGGGACGATGCTCGACACCGGCTCCGCGTCGTTCGGCAACTCGAAGGTCTATTACGTTTGGGCGATCGCCGACGCGCTCGCGACGACGGTCACGTTCAAGGTGTCGGAATCGGCTTCGCTGCCCGCCTCGAGCACGCGGTACGGCCTCGTCGGGAAGTTCGCGACGGACTCTAGCGGCAACGTGCTCGCGAATTCGGTCGTGTCTTTCGTCGGAGAGGTTTGCGTCCAGACGATCGACGCGCGCGACGCGGCGCTCATCACGGGATCGGTCGCGATTCCGAAAGACAACACGAAGCCGCAGATCGGCGAGGGAGATCTCGGACTCACGCTCGACGGTGTCATGTTCACCGACACCGGGAACACCGTAGAGATCGACGGTGTTCTCATGGCGTCCGCGAACGGCGCGTCGACGATCGTCGCGGCGTTATTCCAAGACACGACGGCCGACGCGATCGCGTGCGGGCAGGGGTATATTGTGGGCGCGAACCAGGCCGTGCCCGTGGCGTTCTCTTACAAGGGCGCGGTGCCGACGTCGACCGCGAAGGTCAAGTACACCGTGCGCTTCGGCGGTGACGGCGGCGCCACGAACTACCTCGGCGGCGCGAACGGCTCGCAGCTCTACAACGGCACCTTGTTTTCGTGGATCCGTGTCAAAGAGTGGAGGAAAGTTTATTTATGACGATCAGAACCGAAAAGGCGCATCTCGTCGCGGAAGCGATCAACCGGAAGTTCGGCCTGGGCATCGCGGCGTTCCGGCAGGAAGTGCCGGGCATCGTCATCATCACCGAGTGGCGGGAAGAAAAAGCCGGCCGCAAGGTGCCCGACGAGAAGGAAGTGCTCGAGGCGATCGCCGAGCTCGAGGCGGCCCAGGAGAAGGTCGCCCACGTGCCCGCCCGCGCGGCCGCGTATCACCCGCTCGGCGACGTCGTGGACGCCATGCGGAAGGGCTTCGCGAGGATCAAGGAAGCCGGGATCGACATCGGGCCCGAAATGGAGGCCGAGATCGAGCACGCGGAGAAGGTCAAGGCCGAAAACCCGAAAGCGGAGGAGTGACATGACCCCGTCGAATTGGATTCAGCTTCTCTCAATGGCTTTGTGTCTCGCGATCTTTTTGATTCCGATCATTTTTTTCGCGGGCAAACTCGTGGGGAAGTTCGAGACGATCATCACCCGGCTCGGGGCGCTTGAGGGCAAGGTCGACAGCTTCGCAAGCGGATGCTTCACGATCACGGCGGCGACGGAGCGAATGAAGGAAGTCGACCGGGAACGTAAGGTCATGTGGGATCATCTCGACAAGATGAAGAAGGCGTTGCTTAAGCTACTCCAAAAAAGCGGGTTCGACGTTTCACAGGAAGACCTATAACGGAGGTTCTCATGCTCGATCACTTAGGGAAATTCGCGGTGTGGGTCGTGCTCTTTTTCATCGTGCTGCGCATCGCGGAATCGTACGCGGTCGTCTACACCTCGTCCAGAAAGGACGATCGGTTCCTCAAGAAGCTCACGAAGGCGTTCAAAGAATTTTTCAAGTTCGGCTGATCGGAGGACGTCATGCTTCGTAACAACAAAGGTGTCGCGGAAGTCGCGCTGCTCGCGTACGTGATCGGGGGGCTCATCCTTTTATTCGTGCCGAACCCGGTGAGCACGGCCGTCGGGCTCGGAGTTCGTCCGAATAAGATCATCGAGAGCGACAAGATCACCCTCATCAACGACAAGGACGGCGTCCCGGTCGCGTATCGGCAGGTGGTCACGCAGAAGGACGTGCGCGACAACGTGACGTTCTGGGAGTGGCTGCGGTCGCTGCCGGGGTTCGTTCTTTTT